CCGTGCAAGTCATACAGAACCCCGACAAAACCGTCTTCATAAGATTTTTGAAGATAGTCGGATATAGTTGTAAACTGTTGACCGTTCAATGCGTCAAGAATTCCGCTCACTTGCTGTTTTAAAGCTTCCTGATACTGCACCCGATAAATTATCGACTGCATATTTTCCGTGTCTGTACGGGCTTTCAGCTTTGCAATATTGCCGTTTATGTCATCGAGTGCGTTCTTGTACTTGACTTTCAGATTGTGAAGGACGTTTTTTTCATTCTGCAGCTGATGCTGAAGGACTTGTTTCTGTTGTTTGTTCATCAATCGTCACCCCGTCAAGAGCCGCTTCAGCTTCGTTTAGGTTATCTTTCGGCAATTTGCTTTTAATTTCGTTATAGTCAACATCAAGAATTTCACATACATTCTGAACCACAAGTTCGGTTCCAAGGACGGATTCAAGACCAAGCAAGGTGTTAACCTTCGTTTGCTCCGTCTGTGCATCCGTCAGTTCGATCTGTGCGTTGTCCTGTGCATTGGTCATAACTTCACGTTCAAAGTCAAAATAAATGTCTTTCTGTTGATAATCAGTACCGTTTATATCGTTGATTTCTTGAAGAACAACTTTCAAAATCTTACGAAGGAACTGTTTCAGCTTGATTTCAAGCTTGTTACACTTCAGATCGAGCAACGCATAACGGGACTTAATAACAACGTTCGTTATGTTGCCGTCCCCGATCTGCGCCGAATTGAAGCCCATGCCGAACCGATAAATGTTCTTTTCATCAAGTTCAAGCTTTGTTTGTCTTGCTTGATAAGGAACATCAACAGTCTTGAAGTCAACACCGCCGCCGTTTTCACCGTCAACGCCTATATGCTTCTTTGTTTTAACGTTTTTAATAAGTTCTTCAAGGTTATCACCCTGAAATCCCTTAACGACAACCAAATATTCGGAAGCATCCTGAAGGTTGTTCGACAGGCCGCACGACATCAGATCGTAATCGTCAATCAAAGCTTTTATCGGCTTTAGGCTGCTGAACTGCTTCCGGCAATTATCAAGCCTGAAAAACGGAATGAAGCCCAAACCTTCATAATATGTGTTGTCGTCATTATCCTTGTGATAAAGGACATGGGGACGGGGATTCGGTTTTTCCGGCGTTGATTCATCAAAAATCAACTTGCCGTCCTCTATTTGGGTATAAAAATAGGTCTGGGAATCATCCCAAACCTGAATTCTTTTAACTTTTTTCTTGTCCTTGTCTATCCGTTCAATGTACCAGTAAATTACGTAATCTTTTTTATCCGACGTAAATTTCGATTCGACTTCAACCACGCCCATTGAATCGGCATTCTGAAAAGCAAGCTTGTTTTCTGCGTTTTTATATGCATACATATAGTCAAAGCCTTTGGAAACGCATCCTATCAAAGTATCATAAAGCTCTGAGGTAAAGTCCTCGTTCTCGTTAAAATAAGAGTCGAGTTCCGTCTGAAGCTCCGGAATGTCTGACTTAATAAACCCACAATCAGCTGATAACATGTATTGAACTTGCTGATCTACTAATTCGGTGAAGAACGGATGTGAAATCTTAATGTTGGATCTTGTCGTGTCCTCTATCAAGTGACCGTCGGCGTCGTAAAAATACAGTTTATAGTCTTTGATATCGTGTTCACCTTCGTAGTAACGTTCACCGATTTTTGCAAGCTGTTTTTTCTCGCTTGCTCTGTCCTCGTCGATAAACTTCAATATCTCTGATTCCGTAAGCATTTGTTCACCCCCTGAAACGCACACTGTTTATTTTATCGTCTATGCAATAGACACAATATTTCTTCAGCCGAATCAACCCGCAAGTGACGGCGTAACAGTCACCCTTCGCCCATTTGCCAATGCAGTTGATCACGCCGGGCTTCGGTAGATCGTTATCTTTGAAATATTGTTTAATTTTATCTTTCATCTAAAACAACCACCTATTACCGATAATGAATTGTTCAAGCGCATAACGCATCGCATCCATTAAATGGTTAAAGTCGTCAATGGGCTTGTTCAGTTTATTTCCGAATTTATCAGTGTCCCAAGTGTAATTCGATATCTCCGTGATAAAGTTCACACACCGAGGATGAATGATAATTTCGAGATCCTGAATCCACTGAATACCATTTAAAATGCTGTCTTTACCTTTCTTTGCTCCGGTTACTCTTAATCCCAGCGTATTCAGTTCATCAATGGACTTTGGTTCTGCTGAATCTGCCGTGATTCGCTCTTTCCGATATCCTATTGAAGATATCTTTTCAAAAATCTTCTTGTTTGAAAGTCCTTTTTCATAAAATTCATCCCAAACATAAAGACGTTTGTTTTCTATATCTATGAAACCCACAAAAAAAGCACTCGGATCGTTCGTGTAACCGAAGTCAAGTCCGAATGCTGATTTGCAGTTTTTAACCTCATTAAGCGTGAATTCCTGTTCACGCCAGTTTTCATATACCAAGCCCTCAACGATACCCCAATCACCGAGGCCGGCAACACGGTAACGGCGGGGGTTGTTTCGTTTCATTGTTTCAAACACTTTTTTATCTGCTGCATCCAGCCACTCATTGCAGGTGTAGTTGGTTGTCATTGCAAGAATATCCGGATCCGGTGCGGCATCAAAAAAGCGGTGTTTGATCCAGTGGTGCTCGTTCCACGGGTTAAAGGTAAGCGTAATTTGCTTAAAAAGCCCCGGCGGTACTTCGCCTCGTATACTTTCGTCAAGTGTATCAAAATCGGATTCGGAGCTTATCTCGTAAACTTCCTCTACCCACAGCCAGCAGAGAACGCCGACCTCAACGGTAATAGAAGTTACTTTCAGCGGATCGTCAAGTCCTCGGAAAAGAATCTTTTGCCCGGTAGGCTTATAGGTCATTTCAAGCGGTGATTCTTTAATATTCCACCAGGCGTCAACGCCGAGGCGGTGTATAGCCCATTTAAGTTCGGTAAAACAACTGTCTTTTAATGTACGGTATGTTTTACGAACGCAGAGAAGATTAGACTGCGGATACTCCATAATGCGGACTATATAATTCAGAGCTGTTGTCTTTGATTTTTTGGATGCTCGCGAGCCTTTGCATACGCGGTAACGCCCCTTAAACCGCCAGAATGTGCCGTAACCCCTGCCGACTATATCGGGGAGATACAGTCGGTTGACGGTTTTAGTCATCAAGACAATCAACCTCTTTAAATACTTTCAGCATTTTAGGGAATTGAGCAGCAATCCAGTCAATCATTATTTCATCACGTCCCCATTCCGGGTGAGCAAAATTCTCTGCAAGTCCTGATTCAAACAGAAATGCATGTATTATCTCATGGCGCAAAACTTTACGGCGGTATCTTTCAAAGTTACCGAGTTCACAATCGTCAGCTTTCTTTTTAATCACGATAATGTGAGTTGTTTTGTCGCAATATCCATCACATTTTTCGAGATATTTGTCTTGTATTTCCGTTCTTTCAAAGATTCTGTACGGCGTACCCAATACATTAATCCTCAAGTTCGCCACCTCCGGAAATGACAACCGGAACGGCTCTGGCAACATCAACTTTTTCGGTAAACAGACCGTACCGCTTACCGAGAAGCTCCGCAGCCTTAAGGCGTTCCTTTTCGTCAGGCGGTTTTTTAATAATTTTCGCTTCTGAACATCCGTCGCCGTAACCCTCAACGACAATAACGCTTGCTTCACTTTCTCCGCGAAGAACAGAAGAGAGATACTCCATAACCTCCTGCGCTTTTGCGGTCTTTTTACTGCTGAGTTCAGCAAGACGTTCGGTTATATATGCAGAAACATTAACATTTTTTAACATTCGCCCTCCGGCAGCTGCTGCAACATTGTCTTTCTTTACATTCGGATATGCTGCCCTGTATGCCCTTGTAGCGTTGCAGTCAATCAAATATTCATCCGCAAAGCGTTTTTGTTTATCGGTCATAAAATATCTCACCTGCCTTTTCACTGTAAAATAAAAGAACAGCTGTCAGAGACAATTTAGAAAATAATCTCCGTTGCTGTTCTTATCTGATGAGGGCAATGCCCTTGTGGTTTATGTTCACAGTTTACATTATATACTACTTGACCGTAACAAAAGTAACAACATTATTCGTTGTCCTTTTTTATGTATCGGTAACATATCATTTTAACACTGCCCTCGGTGTTGCCGCTGCCAACGCTAAACGCAATCTGCACCCAGGTTAAACCGTTGATAAACCGCAGCTGAAAGATCTGCCGGGTTAAGCTGTCCGGTATTTCGGCAATATACCTTTCAAGGCGGTTGCGCTCATATAAACACTGCGTTATTTTCGCCTGGATAATCGCCTCAAGGTCAACAATTTCTGCGATGTATCGGTCAAATCGGTTCTCAAAACCAGAGCTTTTGGGCATGCCGTCATAATTAGTTGAACCCGGTGCTGAAGCCCTTGCCCGTAATTCTTCTAAACGCTGTTGATCTCGCTCAATTTCACGGTTAAGGTAGTATAACTGTGATAATTCTTTTAGTGTCATACTGCTGCCTCCTTTATTTTCTTGATACGGGCTTTAAGCACTTGCATCACGGTTTCGTGTGTGCCTGCACGCTCCCGTATGGTGTCAAGCACATCCTCGTCAACGCATCCCTGCACAATAAGGTAATGCACATAAACCTTATCATACGGGGAGCCCTGCCGCCATAAACGGCACTTGCCTTGATCGTTAAGCTCAAAGCTCCAGTTTGGTGTAAACCAGATAATGTGCCGTCCTCCCGCTTGCAGGTTTAACCCGTAGGCGCAGCTGCTTGGGTGTACCAAAAGCACATCAACCTTGCCGCTGTTCCAGGCATCCTCATCCTCGGTACCTTTATACACGCACACACGCAGCTTTGTTTTTTCAAGGGCTGCAAGGATCCGATCCTTATCGTGCTGGTAGCCGTAGAATGTAATACAAGGCTCACCGTTTAGGCTTTCCAAAAGTTCCATATAGGCCTCAATTTTGCAATCGTGAATATGTACGGCTTTGCGGTCATTGTCATACATTGCACCGTTGCAAAACTGTAACAGCTTGCCGGTAAGCACTCCGGCGGTGTTGGCGGTTATGGTGTCCTCGTCAATGGTAAGCAGCAGATCACGCTCAAACTGCTTGTACGCTTTCATTGTCTTATCGTCAAGCACTATGGGAACATCGTGCTCGATACAAGCAGGTAACTCCAGGTAGTCCTCGGCTTTCATTGATACGCAAATATCACTTATGGCTTTAAGCACCGCCGCCTCGGCAGCCTCTTTCGGTTTGTAGTCGGTAAAATGCCCGCCGTGTGTATTGGCATCAAAGTACCGTGTGCGGAATTGTGTTATATTCTTGCCCAGCCGTGCGCCCTCATCAAGCAAATAAATCTGCGCCCACAGATCCATAAGCCCCTTGGAGGACGGCGTGCCGGTAAGCAGCACAACCTTTTTGCAAAAACGACGTACAAGTTTCATAGCCTTAAAGCGTTTGCTTTGGCCGTTCTTAAAGCTCGTGCTTTCGTCAAGCACCACCATGTCAAACGGCCACGCCTGCTGGTAGTATTCAACCAGCCAGGGTATGTTTTCACGGTTTATAACATACACATCCGCAGGGGTGTTAAGTGCCTTTATACGCTTTGCGGACGATCCCAGGACCGTAACCACACGCAGATGCTTTAAGTGATCCCACTTGTTTGCCTCCTTGCTCCAGGTGCCCTCTGCAACCTTTTTGGGTGCTACAACCAAAGCCTTTGCAATGTTCCACTTAAAGTATTTCAAAATGTTTATTGCCGAAAGCGTTATTGAGGTTTTGCCCAAACCCGGACGGAGGAACAACCCAACCGCCGGATCATTTACGATACGTTCAATACAGTACGCTTGGTAATTATGCGGTTTATATTCCACCCGTTTGCACCTCCCTTACGAAAGCCTCCACCTTTTCCTTGGTGTCTATCCGCAGCACCTTAAAGCCTAACTGCTTTATCAAACCGCAAACATATTCTTGCAGCTTACGCAGCTTTTTACCCGGTGCCTTTGTTTCCACAAAATATATACGCCCATACGGCACAAGCACAATGCGATCCGGTACGCCGTTTTGTCCGGGGCTTACAAACTTTAATGCCCAGCCGCCAAGATCATTTTTTACACGGTCGCACAATTCTTTTTCAACAGTTTTTTCAAGCATCGTTTTCCTCATTCGGAAGATGCCAATATTGAATCCCTCTAATATTAAACGACTGAATACCGAGTTCTTTGCGAGCAGTTTTCAACTCGGCTTTCCCGATTCCCAATGCCTTTGCAGCTTGTATAACTGCTTTTGCCTGACACGGGTTTTGAATATCCGGTGATGTCAGCGTTTTAATCAGCCATGCTTTTGCAAACATCCTCTTCGTCCTTTCTTTATCTTTATTTGCGTTCTTACAACAAAACACTTTTTTCTCCATATATACGTGTAATGGGGGATTAGAGGGTAATATTACTCTCTATTTTATACTCTATAAGAATAATTGTAAGATTGTAAGAAAAGTAATAAAAAGCCTTGTTTTATGCGGTCTTGCGGTCTTACAAAACCTCTTACAATCTTACAAAACCCCGTTTTTGCGTGTATAATTGTAAGATTTTAATTTTCTTACATTTCTACACGGTTTTTTGATTGTAAGAGGTTTTGTAAGGTGTATTTGTAAGATTATTTGCGAATAAACCCACGCTGCGTACCATATGGCCCCATATACTTTGCGTTGCTTGCTTTTTGCCAGCCCGGCGTTGCTGCCATAATGGCGTTAAGCTCTCTGGTGTCGGTGTTTTTCATTTCCTTAATGTTGCCGCCGAAGGCCTCGCACCAAACCTCAAGGGCGCAAATAGTATCACGGGGCACAAGGTGCAGGCTGTCGCTGCCCATTGTTACGCCGCCCCAGAACATACGCCTCTTATCAAGCGGCCACTTGCTCCAATCGTCCGGCACCGGTCGCTCCATAAATTCACGCACGATACCCTCACGGCTGGATGCCTCTCTGTGTTCCTCTTGCTTTTCCTTGGCGGCATCCTCAATGGCACCGGATAAGTAAAGCGGCTCACCAGCCTGCCAGCGCACATACGCCTCTGCCCACAGCTGATCTATTTCCGGATCGAGGTCACGCCATACGCTTTTGGTGTGCCTCTGTTCGCCGGTGTCTATCGGCCAAAAGCGGCGGTTGCCGGTGGTGTCCTGCAAGTATTCAGCGGTGTTGGTGGTACCGAAAAAGATGCAAGTGCGGGGCAGCTCCTTAACATTACGCCCATATGCCGCACGGAAACGATCCGCACGGAGGCTCAAAAACTGCTTAATGCGGCTTACATCGGTACGCCGGAAAGCATCAAGCTCCGATACCTCCACAAGCCAAACGCCCTGGAGCAGTTCGCTTGCCTCTTTGCCCTCAAAGGTGCGTATGCTGTCATTAAACCAGCCACGGCTCATTTTATCTAACAGGGTACTTTTACCGATACCCTGCGGACCGGCCAAAATAACCATATTGTCATACTTGCAGCCGGGTGTCATAGCACGGGCAACAGCGGCGGTAAACGCCTTACGGGTTACGGCCCTGTTGTATGCCGTATCTTTTGCGCCGAGGTAGTCTATAAAAAGGCAATCGAGGCGGGGCACACCATCCCACTTGCCCTGCAAGCCCTTGAGGTAGTCCTTTACATCGTTAAAGGCGTGGGCGTTGGAATGGAGGGAAAGAGCCCCATCCACTTTGCCGTTGCCGGAAATCTTATATACACGCTCAAGGTACCAGTAAAGCCCTTGATTATCGTTATCATCCCATAGGCGGCGCTTTTCCCGTTTATCCCACGGCAGGGAGCCGAGCACCTCACCACGGCCGGCAAATTCGTTAAGCGCAAACTTGCCTTTAAGCAGGGGATCGTGCTCCAGGATAATACGCACATTGTCAATGGTGGCCTTAACGGCACCCGTCTGGGTGTTCTTCTCAAGCAGCACCATCCAATTTTCCGGTTCCTCGCTCTCGTCAGCGGTGATGCCGTCAAAGTCCTTAACGGCACTTTCGTACCGTTCCTTACTTATGAGCGCACTAACATCCGAAAGCCCGCAGGCATACTCACACATAGCAAGGTAGGAGGGCAGGCGGTTGGTGGGTGAGCCTGCGGCTGCGGTATCGTCCTTATCGCCGTACTTGTGCAGGCGCACAAGGTCAAAGGCATTTACAAGGCGGCCGCCGCAGGGATCTGTTGCGTGGTGGCTGTATAAAAATTTGCCGTCATCGTAAAGCACGGCGCCGCCCGTGGTAGAGCCTCCGAGGTATGTATATCTGCCTGGCATATTGTCAACCGGCTCATAAATACCGGGGAGCAGCTCGTCCATTGCACGCTGTATATCATAAGTGCGGCAGAACGCACCCACAACGCCGTTTTTGCCGTCCGGATCGCCTTGCTTTACTGCCAGCTTGGTAAACTGCGCCCGCCCCGGCAGGGCGGGCCACTGTGTCATATCGTGCCAATCAGCGTACTGTGCAAGCAAGCCATCGGCAGATAAAAAAGGTTTATCGCCCACAACATACACATACTCACTATCACGGCAGCAGCTCGGCCAATACATAAGGCGGCTGGGCTCAAAGGTTGTGGGATCGGCGTATTCAAGGCCTATATATTCAGCTGCTTTACGGGCGATGGGCTCGTATTCATCAGCCGTTACCGTTCTGTCAAGCGGAAAGAGCACACGCAGACGAGGGGCAGCAGGCTGGTGCTTTCGGGTGCTGTAAACACAGTACCCACAGCCCAAACCCTCCACAATGCGGAGCACATTGTCTTTATGCCCTGCGGGTATGTTGTCAAGGTCAAGGGTGATAATATCACGCCCGGCCACATTGTTGGCCTTGCGGCGTGGTCCGTTAAGGGTACCGCCGACAAAACCGCCAATATCCTTGAGATCGTCCTGCTGTGCTTTTTTTAAGTTTAGGTATTCTGCAAGGGTTTCGGTGCCCCTTGCGGGCACTTTTAACTTTTGCCATAATTCCGATACCATAAGCGTTTGCGTGGTCCACACGGTCGCACGCCTGCTTGCACCGGAGGCTATGGCAATTTTACGATCATATTGCATAGCGGTTACTCCTTACCGCCCGCACCCACGGCGGGGGGGGGGGCATAATCTGTTTTAAAAACCTGCCCCTGTCCGGGTT